TAGAGAGTCCGTCCAGGTCGGTCCTGGTATTACGACCTTAGTGATTCCACAAGCAGCCGAGTGGTTATTATGGCCTTACCGTGATTATCGTTTATAAGGATTCTAAGTGGCTTACGGTATACCTCAAGCTCGCGCAGGACTAAGGGATCGACAGATAGGTATCCTTAAGAGATCTATTACTTACAATGATATGGGGGAAGCTGTAGAAAGCTGGGCTCCCACTTTTAATGCTTGGGCGCAGGTTCAATACAAAGACACCCTAGAAACTATTGACGCGGGAAGTAAGAGAGCCGGGAAAATGGTGTGCTTCCGCGTGGTATATCGAACCGATGTGGATGAAACAGACAGAGTGCGGTTCGACAGCAAAGACTATCAAATCACAGGGCTGACCGAATTAGGAAGGCGGGAGTTACTCGAGATTGAAACCTATCGCATGGAGGGTCAATCAGAATGAGCGTAACATTTGAAATTAAGGGCCTGGAGAAATTTAGAAAAGGTCTTCAAGATTTACCGGCAAAAGTTGCAAAGCTTGCAATGATGAAAGCGGTTAAATACGCGGCTTTTATCTTGGAAGAAGAGGCAAAGCAACGTGCTCCAGTAGATTCTGGTGCTTTGCGGGACAGCATTGTTTCAAAAGGAAAAACCATAAGCCCCTGGGAAGTTTCCTATAAAGTCCAGACCATGAATGTGGGCACTAATAAGCAATCTGCCTGGTATGCACCATTAGTGGAATACGGTCATACTTATGTGATAAAGCGCGGTAAAAAAGTGGTAGCACATGGGCGCGTGCCACCAAGACCTTTTTTCAGACCTGCGTTTGATGCTCAAAAAGAGAACATGCAAGAGGTAATGGTAAAAGAGGTAAGCGAAGCGGCCTCTAAATACTGGGGGAAATTAAGTGCCAGAAGTTGAAAAAGCCTTAGTTAATATTTTAAAAGCTGACGTGGATGTTGCTGCGCTTGTGGTTACGCGGGTATTTTTTGCGGACGCTCCTCAAACTCCCCCCGTGCCTTTTATCCTCATGACGCGCATCGGGACTCAGTATGTCCATAGTCTGAACAGTAATGCAGGATTATGTAATGCAAGAATTCAATTAGACTGCTACGCTAAGACGCAGAAAGAAGCCCGATCAGTTGGGCAAGCTGTAAAAAATGCAATTGACACATTTCGTGGGACTAATAGCGACGTAACTATTCAAGCTGTATTACTACTCGACAGTATGGATGGTTACGACGAGTCTCCCGAACTGCGGCGCGTGACGCAGGATTATCACGTTTGGTACAACGAGTAGAATTGGAGAAATAATTATATGGCAGCAACTCAAGGAACATCGGGATTCGGGACACTTCTTAAAAGAGGCGACGGCGGCGTTGGTGCTGGCGTTGCTGCTACTTTAACCAAAGGAAGCACAAACAGTCAGATCATAATCGGCTGGGGCACTGCTGGAACTGTAGGTAACGGCAAAACCGTTGTCGCGGTTGCAAGCGGTAATAACACTCCTCTATCAGTTACCGTTTCAACTACTGCGATCTCAATTACTCTAGAAACAGACGGCAGCGCGGCAAGCGTTTCAACTGTTAATGACGTGATCGCAAAACTCTATGCGAACTCAACCTTCGCTGCAAATTGGACTGCAACAGATGGAGTAGGAGACGGGACTGGCGTATTGGCAGCATTTGCTTCTGACGTCCTTGCGAGCGGCACAGCAGGAACTGAGATCTTTACCACGATTGCTGAGATAACCAATATCAGCGGACCTGGAATCAAGATGGATCTTATCGATGCCACACACATGGAATCGCCTGATTCATTCCGTGAGTACATCCCAAGCCTCCTCGATGGTACTGAGATCAGCTTTGATCTTAACTACCTTCCTGGCGACGCGAACCAGGGTGGTCTCAGAGACGATCAGCTTGCACGAGCGATCCGAAATTATCAGATCGTTTGGACTGATGAAGATGGATCGACCGATTCGTTCGCTGGTTATGTAACGGACTTTACTCCTTCAGCTAAGATTGATGATAAGCTCTCCGCAAGTGCTACCATCAAAATAACTGGACCGATTTCTAGACTTTAATATTTAATATAGGTGAAGAGAGGCACCTAAATTATGAGTAATGCTTTTATTGCGTCTCCGACAATGGAGGTGCAGCTTGACCGAATTCGAAACTTTTGTCTTGATTTAAACGCTTTCTGCGAGCTTGAGAAAAGGCTCGGCAGAAGCTTGTTTAAGGCGATCAAATGGGACGACATGGGGTTCAACGATATGCGCTTGCTCTTATGGGCTGGGCTCTTATCGGATGACCCCGATCTTACCTTTGAAGCTTTCTGCAAGATGATGTCTGTTCCTCAACTCATGAAGCTTATGCCGTTGGTTCATGAAATGCTTGGACGAAGTATGCCCCAAGCAGAACCCACACAGGGGGCGGAAGAAAAAAAGGACCAGACACCATAGAGCTAGAGACCGCAGAGCTGGATTGGCTCCAGATGTGGTCTATAGGTGTATATGATTATGGGCTGAGCAACGAGAATTTTTGGAAGCTTACCCCGTCTCAATATCACGCTCTTGGTAAGAGATTCGATGCCGGTCGAAAGGCTGCTGATCTTGGGTTCGGTATTGTGGCAAGCGTAATTGCTAACACAAACCGAAACCCAGAGAAGCAGAAGAAGCCTTTTTCACCGGAGGACTTCATGCCGAAATATGAGATCCAGAAAAAGCCAAATCCAAAGGCGCTCCGCGCTTATTGGGATACCTTTGTCGTCCCTCACAATGCTACTATAGAGAGACTGAAGAAGGAGAAACATGGCCGGTAAAGAAGTCGCCACAATGTTTTTTGAAATTCGCGCAAACTTCGCGAAATTTCAGGTGCAGATGGGCCAGCTCGACAAGAGCTTTCAAGCCATTGGCAAAACTGCAGCAAGAACCGGGAAGCTTTTCAGCGCTACAGTAACAGCGCCACTTACCGCAATAGGTGGTGCTGCAATCGTTGCAGCCAAGTCCATAGACGACGCATTCGATACTATACGCGCGAGCACGGGCGCGACAGGTAATGAGCTTGCTAAGCTGCAAGGCTCGTTCGAATCAGTATTCGGCAATACCACACAAGGAGCTACAGAGGTCGCTTCCGCAGTTGCAAAGCTGAGCACCGGCCTCGGGCTTTCCGGTCAACCACTTGAAGAGCTAACCACTCAAGTAAGTAAGCTCGCAACGGTTACAAATTCAGATCTAGGCAGCGCGGTGAAAGGCACCACTGCGGTCATGAATTCGTGGAAAGTTAGCAGCGAAAATCAGAGCGCGACTCTTGATTACCTTTTTAAGGTGAGTCAGAAAACCGGAGTAAGCTTTGAAGATCTCAGCGGCGCAATTTCTACAAATCAACCAACCTTCAAAGCACTAGGTCTTAACCTAAAAGAAAGCGCAGCGCTCTTGGGGCAACTTGGTAAAGCGGGCGCGAGCTCTGGCGATGCAATAAAGGCACTGAGTTTTGCGGTCTCTAAGTTCGCGAAGGCTGGCGTCAAGGATATGGCTGGCGCATTCAAGACAGCCTTCGAAGGTATTAAAAACATTCCAAGTGATACCGAAGCGGCTGGCGCGGCGATGCAAATCTTTGGGAATAAAGCCGGTCCTAAATTCGCCTCTCTTATTCGTAGCGGCAAATTATCACTAGAGGAATTTGTTGCAGCGGTAGAAAAATCTCCCGAGTCTATTTCAAAGGCTGCAAAAGATACTGAGGGGTTCGGCGAGAAATTCGCGCAGTTTCGTAACCAGTTAAGCCTCGCCCTCGCGCCCATTGGCCTCTCTCTTCTGGACGGCCTGGTCGTTGCTTTAGACGCACTGAAGCCCCTTCTCCAACAGGTAGGTGCGCTCTTTAAATTTCTCGGTCCAAACATTACTGCGGGTGTGGCAGCATTCGGCGCAATCTTAGCTTCAGTCGGTCCCGTAATTTATGCCTTTAGTTTTATGTTCGGATGGGTTGCAAAGCTCGTCGCAATCGGGCCACTTCTTACAGGTACGATCTCGGCACTAGGTGGCGCACTTGCCCTATTAATTTCTCCGATTGGTCTCGTAGCTGCTGCGCTCGCTGCAATGTTTATCGTTTGGTATAAGTGGGATGTAATCGGCCCCATGGTCGATGAGCAAATACAGCTCACTATCGATGCGTTCAACAATCTCGTCGCAATGCTTGGAACTTTTAGCACCAGCGCGATGGCCTCCATTAACGCATGGATCGACGATACAGTTCAAAGATTTCTATACCTAAAAGATACTGTCCTTCAATATGTTGCTGACCTAGTAAACGGGATTACGCAAACATTTACTGGGGGCTTTGAAAGCGCAAAAGCTTCTGTTACCGGATTCACCGATGATGTCACAGCAACGTTCCAGGGCATGTATGACACCCTGATTGGTCACTCCATTGTTCCAGACATGGTAAGCGGGATCTCGCAAGAGATGCAGACCATGGGCACGAACATGATTAGCTCTGCAAAGACGGGGACTGATGGAGTTTCACAAAGCTTTACCGGGTTGTTACAGCAACTAAAAGCCACCGGGAAAGAAGGCTCGGCAGAGGGAAAGAAGCTTGCAGAGTCGTGGAAGCAAACCGGGATCGATCTTAAGAGCGTAATGTCTGATGTAACAAAAAGCATCGACCCAATGCGGCAGCAAATTACCGGACTATTAAAAGCCGGTGATTTCGCTGGGCTCGATAAAATGGCTGAAGGATTTCGCGGTAATAAAACTGCGCTCGATCAATTCCGCTCGTCTCTGAAAGACGGCAAGGGCGACTATGACGAATGGATTCGAAACTCAGATCAATTAAATACGAGGTTAAAAGAGACCCAAGCCGATCTGTATGAGCTATCCACCGGCAAAAAATATATAGACCCTCTGACCCAGAGCGTAGTGGAGTTAATGCAAGCGGGAGACATGAACGGTCTAAAAGCTCTCGGCGAGTCCATGCAAAATACAGCCGAGGACTCAAGAAACTTTGAGCAATCACTTAGCAGTGCAACTAGTCAAATGCGAGACATGAAAGCCCAGAGCGCAGAGCTCGCAGGTTCAATGTCTTCTGGTCTTTCAGACATGATGAAAAGCTTCGGCCTTGATGGCGGCATTTCCGATTTAGTCGGAGGCATATTTGGCGGAGCTGCAACGGGCGAAGGTAAAGGCGGCGCTGGTGAGATTGGTAATCTTCTCAATGATGCAATAGGCAGTCTCTTCGGCGGAAGCTCTGGCGGAAGCGGAGGAGGTGGTGGCGGGATCATGGATAGTATCATGAGCTCGTTCGGCTTCGGAGATTCCACGAGCGGGGCTGGCGAGCTTACTAAAAGCATGGGGGAGTTAGGCTCAACCTTTGAGGGCCTTGGAAGCTATGCAAGCATTCTGACTGATTCCTTGGAGTCTCTCGGGAAGATAGGGAAAAGCTCTCGTGGTACTGCAGAAGGGTTGTCGCAAGGTGCGTGTGCAACTATCGGAGCGATTTTTGTCGGTTCTGAGGGGGCAAAGATTGGGTCTGAAATTGGGAAGGTAGTCGGCAAAGTTATAGGCGGAACTTTCGGTGGGACCAATAAAGAAACCTTAGCTAGAAAATCTATTGAGAATTATTTAGAAGATGCGTTCAAAGGAAAAGCCACCAGCTTCTATGATGCTCAAGGCAAGATGCAGAAGTTTGACGGTAACTTCAAGTTCGGTGATGTTACCCGTTTTGATAAACCAGGGTGGGCAGACCAAGCAAAGGATAAATACGGCGCAGGTAATACACAAACTTTTGATACTCTTGGGAAGGGATTAACTAACCTATTAGGAGTTACCGAAGACGTGGGTGGGCAGATCGGGGCAATCCTACAAGAGAACTTAGTGGGGAACCTCGATAACGCCAGAATGATGATAAAAGAACTGGGGATTTCTCAAGAGGATATGGTCGCCTCTTTCGAGCAATTAGGCGAATCTGGATCGATGAGCTGGCACGAGGTTGAAGTTAACTTACAGCAGATTCCGAAACTGTTCGGAGAAGGTCTAGTAAAACAAGCTGACATGATCGGCGGCTTCAATCAAATCGTTAGCAGTGCTGGCGACGGGATGGACGCCATTTACGGAATTAAAAACGCTGCGGTGGAAGCAGGGGAAGCGAGTGTTAAAAGTTTTGCTGAATGGAGACAGAAATTACTAGCTGCGGGGGCTGACCCTGCTTACGTAGATGCATTTTTCAAATCACTGGAGTCTCGCGGTCTTACCACCCTTGAAGAAATAAAGAACGCTTCAACCAAAACACTCGGCAGCGTAATCGCAGGGATGGAAAGCAGCAGCACGGCACTTGCAGCGCAGTGGCAAGCTGCTAGAGCTGAAGCTAGTAAGTACATGGAAACTATCGCATCGATCCCAGATAACTCAGAAAAAAATGTAAAGCTGAACGTCACAGCAAATCTTGATTCTAATTCTCAGCAAGTACTCGACATGCAAGCTCCTGCAAAGACGCCGACGCCGACAAAATTTGCAAAAGGCGGCGTCGTAAATGGACCGACGATGTTTGCAAACGGTGGCGCAAGTCTTGGGTTAATGGGCGAAGCAGGGCCAGAGGCTATAATGCCACTTGCAAGAATCGGTGGTAAACTCGGCGTCAATGTTCAAGGCGGCGGTAAAGCGAGCAATGTATATAATATCGACGCAAGAGGCGCGGCCCCTGGTGTTGAGAACGACATTATGAGAGCTCTCGCGCAAATAGAACAGCGAGCAGTAGAGTCGGCGTTGGTTGCGGTTGCTGATGCTAGAGATCGTGGCGGGAATTTTTCGGACTCGTTTTAATTATGAGCATAACTTATCCTTTATCGTTCCCGGCTGGTATAGCACCTAAGCGCGTCACATTCTTTGGTGTGAACGCTGTCTCAATTTCACGAAGCCCTTTTACCTTCGATACACAAACACAATCTTTTAGTGGTCAGAGTTGGGGCGCAGAGGTAACTCTCCCAGCGATGATAAGAGAAACCGCAGAGGAGTGGATCTCTTTCTTAATGGCGCTTCAAGGACCGAAGGGAACGTTTTATTTACGAGATCCTCTAGCTGCAGAACCGCGTGGAGTTGCAACAGGGACTCCGCTTGTTAACGGAGCGAATCAAACCGGCAATTCTTTGGTTACAGACGGGTGGACAAATAGCACCACTGGAATTCTTAAGCGCGGCGATAAGATTCAAATCGGGTCAAGGCTCTATGCTGTAATGGGGACCTCCGATGTTGATTCAGATGGTTCTGGAAATGCAACTATAGATATCTGGCCGCGCCTTCGTGAGAGTCCTGCCGATAATGAAAATATTATCACCGTAGAAGCTGCTGGGGTTTTCAGACTTGCGAATAACTTAAATAATTTCTGGTCAGCGGACGAGACAAAAACCTATGACATTTCTTTCGATTGTGTGGAGGCAATTTGACCCGTGCACTTACCGGGGATTTTATTTCTGCACTTGCTTCGGAGCATGTTGATATCGCCTACTTTTTTGAAGGCGAATTTCAAAGCTCGACGATAAGATTATGGAGCGGATTCGGTGACATTGTGTGGGACTCAAAAACTTGGTTCGGGAACGGGTGGTTCCAGGGTGTGGGCGGTATCGGTGAAAGCGCAGACATTAAAGCCACTAACATAGATATTTCCCTCGCGGGGGTTCCGACCTCTGTCATTTCTTTAGTTCTAAATGAAGCCTCACAAAACCGACCAGGTAAGTTATGGCTCGGCTTTCTTGACGATAACGGCGATGTGATCGCAGACCCTTATCTTGCATTCGACGGTAAATTTGATTCAGCAGAGATAGACGACGGCGCGGACGGAGCTGGGGTTACTCTAACCTATGAAACCGAGCTTATCGAATTAGAAAAGGCGGAGGAAAGAAGATACACCGACGTGTGTCAAAAAGGGATTTACCCCGATGATAAAGGTTTAGAGTACGTCACTGCAATGGCAGACTGGGACGGGTTCTGGGGCATTCCTGAAAAGTCTAGCAAGAAGAAAAAGAAGACTCCCGAAAAGAAGAAGAGGCGTAAATAATGGGCCTCAAGAAATTAATAAACGACGGGAGAAAATTAACAGGGCATCGTAAAAAGAAGCGAAATAAAAAGCGCATCCCTCGTAACCTCGTAAGCATTAACCCACAGAAGAGTAAGAACAAATTACCAGACGTTAAGGGAAAGGACGTTACCATTAGGCAATCGGACGCTCCGTGGGGCGTTTTATATGGGCGCTCTCGTATCGGAGGAGTGCAGACTTTTGCATACGACAATCAATCACAATTAAATTTAGTTATCACACTTGCTTGCCACGAAATAAATCAAATCACTGCTCTCTATCTCAATGAAGATAAAATAGTCTTTGGTGATGACCCAGATCCTAGATGGGCGACAGGTGGGATAAAGCCGGACGGGTCAACCACAACCGTCTACAACGAGAAGGTCTTTATGGCCTTAAATTCTGGCGCTGAAGATCAATCCGCGCAGGGAGATCTTGTTAGTCAGAGTGCCGCGCTTTTCCCCGGTAAATGGACTTCAGATCACAGGCAGCGCGGGCTTGCCCATGTTTATATTATTTTAGTTTTCAATAACCAAGCATTCCCTGACGGCCTCCCGGACATATCATTCGAGGTAGAAGGTAAGCCAGTCTACGATCCAAGAACGGACACCACTGTTTATAGCAACAATGCGGCGCTGGTAATTGCCGATTATTTAATGGACACAAAATTCGGGCTCGGCGTTCCATCGACCCGCATTGATATGGATCGACTTAGTGATGCAGCGGACACTTGCGACGAGGCGGTGCCGTTACTCGCAGGAGGGACAGAGGCTCGTTACACCATCGACCTTTCATTTGATACCGATGAAACAAAGGGAAGCATTCTCGAGAAAATGGCGACCGCTATCGGTGGGTACATAACTTACACGGGCGGGAAGTGGAAGATATGGCCCGCAGAATACCAAGCTCCGTCAATAGTTTTAGATGAGTCAGATCTTAGAAGCGACGTAAAAATCAAAACGCGAGTAAGCAGAAGAGATAATTTTAACGCGGTTCGTGGCACCTATACTTCTCCTGCTAACAAATGGCAGGTCACAGACTTTCCCATAGTTACCAATTCTTTCTACCAGACTCAAGACAACGGCGAGAGAGTATTCCAAGAGCTTAAATTCCCGTGCGCTCTATCAGCACCAATGTGTCAACGGCTTGCGAAGATAGAACTCGAAAGGATTCGTCAGCCCATTGTAGTGAGCGCTTCCTTCGGTCTTAGAGCTTTCAATCTCGAAGTGCCGAACACAGTGTCCTTAACACTTGCGCGTTACGGATGGGTGGAGAAAGTATTCGAAGTAGTCGAAAGCGAACTCGTTCTAGAGGACAGTAGAGACTCCCCCGAGCTTCGTGTCGATCTTCAACTTCGCGAAATAGCCTCCGGTGTTTTTGATTGGAATTCTGGACAAGAAACCTCGACAGACTTAGCACCGAATACAACTCTCCCGAGTCCGTTTGATACCCCAGCATTAACTGGACTTACCCTTTTAAGCGGCACTGATCAGCTTTATATAAGAGCTGATGGAACTGTTTTCTCAAGAATAAGAGTCGAGTGGGATTCTTTCGAAGATACGTTTACGAATTCAAACGGGACAATCGAGATCCAATATAAGAACAGCTACACCTTGGAATGGATACCCTCCACTCCCGTTAACGCCGAATTAGACTTTGCTTTTATTCTCGATGTTCAGGACGGCGTGTTTTATGACGTACGCGCACGCGCGAGAAACCCACTCGGCGTTTTCGGCGAATGGGACACCGTTACTTGGCACTTAGTTGTCGGTAAAACTGAACCCCCGAGCGACGTTTCTTATTTCTCTGGAACACTTGAAGATTACGGCATTCGATTCTATTGGACTCCAATTACTGACCTCGACGTTTCTCATTATGAAATTCGCTTAGCTGATGAAGCACTCGATTGGGATACGGCAGCATTTATTGCTGAAGTTTCAGGAGACCAGTATCTCTTAAGAATGCAGGTAAACGCGGTCTATAGATTCATGATCAAAGCCGTTGATACCTCGGGCAATTATTCTCTTAACGCAGCTCAATTAAATGTCGCAGTTCAAAAGCCCACAGCAGTAACTATTCAGCATGAGATCGTGGGCGAGAACGTTCGGTTAAAATGGACCGAGAGCACTGCTCATTTTGCGATTGAAGAATACGAGGTGAGATATGGAACCTCTTTCGATCTCTCAGTATTTGTTGCAAAGATTAAGAGCACAGCACTTAATATAAAAGGTGCTTGGACTGGCACAAGACGCTTCTGGGTGGTTGCTTATGATGTTGCTGGGAATCAAGGAGAGACAGCTTTTAGAGATGTTACTATTTACGCGCCTTTCGCCGTTTCAAGTCTCACAGCTCAAATCGTTGATAATAACGTCCTGCTCCGATGGTCTGCAAGCACAGGCGGGACTCTTCCAGTTTCCTATTACCAAGTTAGAAAAGGCGACCTACTAGAAAGCTCCGAATTGATAGGCAACACCTCTGGCACCTTCAGCGCAGTGTTTGAGATACTTGCAGGAACATATATTTACTGGGTTGTGCCCGTTGATACGGCTGGCAATGTGGGCCAGGCTGTAAGCATCCCAGCCGTTGTCGATCAGCCACCAGATTTTGAATTGCTCGCTGACGTAATCCTAGATCCCGAAGATGCGACAACACTTGATAACATTAGACTTGAGACAAGACTTGAAGCTCCTGTAATTGTGCCAGAGCCTCCGCTTGAAGGCGAAAGCAGAAGAGGAGAGCTTATGGGTCTATTTATGCCTCTGACATATGCTAATTAGGAATTAATAAAATGGCCCAGGTTCCTACAAAAAGAATGATTCTCCCGGTGGTCGACGAGACCTTCCAGGATCATTTTGATGATCACACTTGGACAACTCCGCAGGACCAAGTTGACGCCACTTACCCCATTTTTATTCAGCCAACTAACCCCACAGCAAAGTTCGTGGCAACTCACGACGTGGGGGTTTTGATACCTGACAGCGTATTGATAAATATAACCGCTCCAATTCAGCAGGTAGTAACCACCGTCGATGCAGAATGTACTATAGAGGTCTCCACTGATAATGCTACCTGGACCACTTTCACTAATACATTCCAGGCGTTTGTGGGTAACTTTAGGTATGTGCGAGTTACTATAGATTTTGATGCGGATGACGACCACGAGCTGGCAATAGTTGGTCCCGTTAGACTTCGCATATCCCTGAAACATAAGAAGGATTCAGGCAACGGAACCTCTGACGCTTCTCTTCCCGAGACGGTTAATTTCAATGTCTCGTTTATCGACGTGAAAAGTATTACAGTAACGGCAGCTTATAATGCGAGCTATGCAGTAATTGCGGTCTATGATTTTGTAGATGTTCCGAACCCGACGAGCTTTGACGTTTATTGTTATAGAGCTGATACGGGCGCACAGATAGCAAATAACTTTTCTTGGAAGGTTGAAGGCGTATGACGGCAACAGATTGGGACACCCCACAACTAACAGACGAGTACTCTGATTTTAGAGACTTCATTAAGACCCAGCTCGAGAACTTGGGATTGATGGATTTCACTGATGACACAAACATTCCGACCGGGTTCGTTCGCTTGAATCCCACCACGGAAGCGGCAGAGAAATATACCGGGGCAAGCTGGACTCCAACCCTTCGAGAGACGGAAGTCACAAACCACATGAACAATGCTTCCCTTCACGGGGGCTTGCCTATTGGATCTATGTTTGCCTGGCTTACAGGGACAGCACCGGATAATTGTTTTTTCTTAGATGGTGCAGCAAAGAGCAGGACTACCTATGCGGATCTTTTTGCATTATGGGGCACAACTTTTGGATCTGGCGACGGCTCGACAACTTTTGGAATACCAGATTGTAGAGGGCAGCTCCTTATAGGTAAAAGCTCAACCAGCCCTGCAAACGGATCTCTCGGTGCAACATTTGGAGATCTTAATCACGTTCATGCGGGACCAAGCCACACGCACACAGTAGCAAGTCATACCCACACGTTAAGCGCTCATACGCATACGGGGGGAGCGCATGTACACACTACCCCAGATCATTCTCATACCGTAGCAGCTCACTATCATGCAGCAACGGGGAACGGCGCTGACGTCAATATCGCAAGCAGCGGAAGCCACACGCATACCTATGGAGCAAAAGAAGGTGGCTCGGATGGTTCAACCGCGAATAGAGCACAGGGCGCGTCCTCTTCAACGGGGTCGAATGTTTCTTACACCACTACGGCGACAGGCTCAACTCATACACACGCGAATTCAGATTTTGCGGGACGAGTTGGGAATGTAAGCGGTGGAATAAATGGCGACGGAACTATAACGAGCGGCACTGCGAACGGTGGCAATACTGGAAGCGGTGGAGCTGTAGCAAGCGGAGCACCAAGCGCCGATATTACAAGCGGGACTTCGTTGACGAGCGATGCTGGCGGAACTGCAAATACTGGCGCGGGGAATCCTCCGTGCATAATTGTGAACTGGTGTGTTAAGGCTCTTTAGAGGAGATCATTATGGCCGATAATATTAATATTACTGAAGGCATTGGCAAGACGCTGCGAAGCAAGGAGGTGGGCGGCATTCATTACCCTGTCTATCGAACAGAACCCGACACCTCTGGTCAATGCGAAACCTATAGGAACATCGACATGGGCGTAACCGGAGCAAGCATTAAGGCAAGCGCCGGGTGTGTTTACGGTGGTGATTTTTTCAATAATCACGCAACGGTCGCGAGGTATGTTAAGCTTTACGATAAAGCGAGTGCTGCCACTAGCTCTGACACTCCACTTCGTACCTACCGAGTCCCTGCAAGCGGTGGTATAACTTTCAGCAAGGCAATGGGCATAACCTTTACTCTAGGGATTAGCATTCGCGCTTGTACAGGTGTGGCTGATAATGATAATACAGCCCCAAGTACTAATGATGTCATCGTGAATTTAGACTGGAAATAGGAGCGATATATGGCAAATAAAATTCTAGATCTTTTTGGTTCTTCTACTGCTCTAACTATCACCATAGCAAGCTTAGCAAGTTCGGCAGTTGGTGTGGGTCGACAGTCTGACATGGTGGATAACTCAACCGCAAGAGAACAGCTCGTTAGAATTTGGTGTAAGTTTAAACAGGGCACATCCCCGACTTCAGCTCGAACAGTTTCTCTTTATCTTCTCACAGGCGACGCGCACGGAACCCCACACAGAACAGACGGAGCGGGAGCGAGCGACGCAGCGATAACACTTCAAAATGCTCCAATAATCGGCGTCATGAGAAACAAAGGATCTGGCGCTGCAACGGGTGACAACGTTTACGGTGAATTCTTGGTAAGAGTTGCTGCTCCTTCTTGGGGCGTTGCTCTAGTGCATGACACTGGTGTAAACGCTGACTCCACGGGGGGTAATCATTGGTTACGTTACACGGTAATCAGTCCAGAAGTTCAATAATAGTTTATTGGAGATAGCCTGATGCGTTTCTTAGCACCAGATAATTTACTCACGAGTCGCCCGTCTTTACATACGGGCCTCGCGAGAAATTTTAGTGAGAGCGCATACCCGGGATTATGGCAAGGGCTTAAAGGACTTTGGTGTCCGTCCGTTGGTATCCAAGGGAGACAGTTAATCGACTTTTCTGGTTATGGCCACACAGGACTTTTTAGTTCTGGTATGGGCATGGATGCCTGGACTCCAAGCCCCTATGGGTGGGCACTCAAATACGATGGAACAGACGATTGTATTAATCTCGGCACCGGCATAGTTGATCTGAATGGAGAGTTTACAATCCTTGCTCGAGCTAGACTCGACGATATAGCGACGGACACATATATCGCAGTCGGAGCATCTAACAACGTAGCCACAGCCACCACCGGCTACATGATGTTTATCCACAAAGTAGGTAAGGGCGGGTATGTTTTGCAGTATGATGAGGGCGCACCAGCAGCAGCATATAGCACATCCCCGAACAAGGCTGCGATTGCAAATCAGTGGTATACCGTAGTAATGCGCAGAATGCCGACTGGGATTTTAATGTTCCAGGACGATTACGTTACTATTAGCGACTCTACCAACCCCACATTTTTAACCTCTACCACTCAAAACTGGGGCATTGGGACTTATGACCCAGTTAACGTTTCAGTCCTGTTTAAGGGGCAGATCGGCGACGTAATGATATGGAATCGTGGGCTCTCCCCTCGTGAAATGGAGCTAGTATCTCAAGGATTCGCTCACCCGCTAACCCTAGCCGAAAAATATACCTTTGCTCCCCCACATGCGACTGGGTCCGTTTCTGTAGCTGGCGGCATGATGCTTATGGGGGTCGGAGGTTGATTGGAGATTAAAGATCTAGGGTTAAATATAATGCCGAATAAGCGCAAGGATGAAAACGGATATCGTCCTCCTAGCGAACCGAAATGTAATGCTTCGGAACTAGAAAGAACTCTAGCTGACCACATAGGTGAGTTTGATGAATGGCGCTCGGAATGGGTACGTCATAGGGAGGAGGCAAAATTAGCCATGCATCGAATCGGACTTATAGAACCTTCTCTTAAAGCGATAGCGGATAATATAGGGCATCTTAGGTGCTTGCCTGAAATTCAACAGCAAGTGACCGTTATGAATGTCGGGCTCACGGCTCAAAATACTGCGCTGATCGGTCAAACAGATAAACTAATATCTCCTGGTCAGAAAGCTCAAACGGGGATGCAGAATCTACTTGCTATACTCGTTCTTATCGCTGGAATTATCGTCGCAATAATTTTACTTCGTGAAACGGAAAAAGGTTTTAAGGCTGGCCCCTTTGAGATGACACAAAGTCAAAGGTCTTCACCTCATGAAGCAAAATGAATTCTTGCAGCAAGCCTTCGAGATGCTAACTCGAGACGAGGGGATCGAGAGGCGTCCTTACGATGACGCTACCGGGAAGATAATCAAAGCACCTGAAGGCAATGTAACAATAGGGGTGGGGCACAATTTAGACGCTAAGCCGTTATCGAATGCTGTAACCCTTTTGCTTCTAAAAGAAGATGTCAACGAAGCGATGGACACGGCTATCGAGATTGTGGGGCCTGCGGTCTGGGATCAACTTTCATCTAATCGGCGTCTCGCTCTAATCAATCTTACTTTTTCTTTAGGAGGCGAGGGGCTCCGCTCTTTCAGAAAGATGTTAGCAGCCGTCATAAAATCAGACTGGGCAAGTGCAGGGGATGAACTTAGAGGCTCGCTATGGGCCACGCAAGTTGATAGGAATCAAACACCGAATCAAGGCAGGGACGACCGAGTGCTTAGATTATTAAGGGACGATGTCTATGAATATTAAAACGCGAATGACCATAATCGCAGTAGGAGCGCTATTCGCCTGTCTGTGCGTTTCTAAGTGCTCCCCTAAGCTTTCCCCTAGGTGGGACTTTATTAGCTTAGCCAGGGCTGAAGCTCAAGCTACAATCAATCAAAACAAGGGTGGTCTAGGCGCTTATGCAGCAATGCATCCAAAGTGGCCGTGCGCTGTCATGATGAGGGGGTTTAAAGGTGCTCCTGAGATTAGGCTCTCGGTACTCTGGAATACTTTCGGGAATAATTTCCACTGTATTAGACAATTTGCAGCAGACCCAAGACCTAAGTACTTGCAAGTCCATTTGATAAATGAAGTCTGTCAAAGAAATAAACGTTGTGGACCTTATGAGATCCTCGCTGATCTAACTGTTGATGAATATAAAAACAAACTCAACTCAAAGGACGCAGCTCTAATATCAAAAATAAAAAATAACGTTCTACCAATTGCCGAATTCTTTCACGCTAATTCAAATATTCAATGTTCTATTTCTGCCGGGCTTGAATCAAATCTTCCTTCTAAAGCTTATCGATATCTAGTTGACGAGCTAAAACCTCTATTCCCACAAAGGTGTACCTGGGTGTGGAGTCCTGTGGGTCGCAATGCCTACGGGTCGGGCCCTATCTCTGGGATGATTTACGAAGGTCACGGCGATGAACCGAAGGGCATTAAGGCACCATGCATTGTCAACTTGGACGGAGTCGATATTGATCTAAAGTCTCGTCCCGCAATATTACCGCTTAAAGTTGATGTAACAGCGCTCCCACGATTCCTGGCCTCGTTCGCCTCTTGCGAGGCTGCGTTCTTTTGGATTGCGGAATTCAACGGAATAGGACGTGGGGGCTTTGTTGATCCTAGAAAGCGGAATAATTGGCCCACAGTAAAAATTATGGACGAGCTTCAAAAGCACATGGTTAAGCCAATAGAAGCCCATAAGCAGGTGCCATGGTCTACCGAGGACGATCTAGGGAAAGCCGGGTGCAAAACTTTCTTGAAGATAAAAGACGGTGACAAGAAAGATTTTCTCTGGAAGCAAAGCGAACCCCCAGTTTTAGATCGTGGAGCAGTAGTATTTCTCCCCCGCAAATATAATACCCCTTGGGTCGAGACATCTAAGGTTTACGTAATGCAGAAAGACAAAAAAGTCGCTAAAGCTTACGAGCGATCAAGATATACTGAAGATGGCAGCAATCGGCAATTCTTCCGATTCCACAAGAAGGCTGAAGATTTCCCCTATAACGTTGTTGTTCATTTTGGTAACCTGTGTGCTGTAATTCCTAACCCTAAAAAAAGCAACGACTAAACTAAAGGATATCGTTATGGCTGAGTAAGAAGTTTCTAAA